ATGAAGTTTCCAAGAGAAGCACCATATCCGCAATTATGACACTTTACAAAGAGATCTTGTTTCTTTGCATAAATGTATAATCTCTTCTTTGATTTATTCTTTTGAGAATCACCACAAATGGGACATCGTGAATTCCAAAGATTTTGTCGAACCTGTTTAAATAAATCTAGGCGAGGGGATATTAATCCCACATATTTTTGATCTGTATATAAGCTCATACTATATTATAACACGAAATATCAATAAGTCAAGTCAAGAAAATGTGGTATTTTAGTATAGTATAGACAAACCCTACAAAAAAGATTCCCATACCAATTTCGTGTACTCTTGTATTATTACTGAACACCATCGGTAACATAATTAAGAGCATAATAACTCTACCTAAAACCTTTAGCGAGTATAGTTCTCCCTGAAAGAATACAAAAAGATTTGCGATAAGAAGAACCTGTAGTGTCCATGCTAATCCTAATATAACTCTATGATTTTTGTAATAGTAATCACGTAAATTATAAGCCTTCCCTTCATGATCTTGTGGAGCAATTACCTCACTTATCATGTAAAATAGAAATGGTACTGTTAGAAATAAGAAGAAGGTGAAGAGGTTCCACCCCTCATTTGGAAAATATTCTAAATTGTTTAGAGGATAAGCAGTCCACCAAAATAGTATATTAGTGAAAAAGGTTATAAAACAAAATATTGAATGTGGCCAATAGAATATAATATCATCATCTGGCTCATCATTATAATTTTTTGCCAGTAATGAAACCATGTTTAACATCAACCTCACTAAACCCAAAGCTAATATTAAAAAGGCGACTGGTGCAATATGTGAAAAGACCATTCATTTCCCCTCTTATCTCTTTTTTTGTTCTAATTCCCTTGCTATCCACATTTTTGCCGCAGGTTTACTTGGTGGGCGTTTCATAATCTTCCCAATTTCACTAAAGGCTTTTCGATATACATCTTCTCCAGCTCTATTGTTGATAATTTCAACAAATCCATTAGAAAACATATTAGAAAGTCCTTGTTTAACTGATTGTACCTCTTCCCATGTTTTTACAACAACCTCGTCAAGAAGTTTTCTGGATCTTTCAGAATTTTGTTGAAGAGCAATATCAAGAGATGTATTGACAAATATCATATAGGAATCATAACCAACTTCATGTAGTTTGTGTCTTTTCATAGTAATTTTTCGTAGATCCTTGGCAGTTCCATCAATGATTAATCCTAATCTACCGTGTATCCATAACTGCTCTCTTTTTAAAGTTATCTTTTTTGCTTTTGCTCTAATACCCTCTTTTTTCTCTGTTTCTATATCAGTATATGACCTCATATTGAGAGACATTTCTGCCTTCATCAAACCATATTCTAATTGTTCATCTGAATTGACAACTTTCAATCCATAAGGACCCGTCTTGCCTGGCTTAAGTTTATTCATGTCTTCATGCCATTCAAATTTACCAGCAGCAGAGCCTGTTGCCTTTTCTGCTGAATATGATTTACCAGAACCAGCACCACCTGCTAGGAAGAATGCTTTAAAGATTCCAGGATCATATACACCTTCTAAGAGTTCTTGTTTAAAGTCTCCGAATCTCATATCTCCGATCTCGTAACTTGCATTATTTTTGTTTTGTGAGCTTCTAAAATTTCAATTCTATTAGGCCATTTTATGTATTCTTTGGTATCACCATCCTTCTGTAAATTTGCTATTAATGGGAAAACCAATTTCTCTATAGCTAACATACGTGCCTTATATGTTTTACTTAAATCTTTCTTTCTCTCTTCAATCTCTTTGACTACTGTTGACATATCCTGTGAAGATTTTTGAAGACTCTGTACTGCTTCCAACTGTTCCATCTTTAGAATCTTTTGGATGTCTTTGTCCATAAATTCCATCTTCTCTAATATTGGGGTTAAATCTGGCGGTTCTGCTGTCACAGTTGCTGCCGCATCTGCTAATCCGTCTAACTTACCTGAAGTACCCTCTAATAGACTTTCAAGACTTTCTAACTTCAATATCTTGTCAATCTTTGGTGACATACTTTCTAAGAACTTCATGATCTCATCTTGTTTTCCTACTGACTTTTTTGCTTCTGAAGAAGCAATTCTTGAATCTCCTGTTGCATCATTAAGCTGCGCCAGGATATCTGCTGTCGTTTGTGCACGTTCTTCATCTTGTTCTAATGCAAGAATCTTATCCAATTTCGTTGAATTAGCAGCTAATGCGTTTGCAAAAGATTCTTGTTGCTCTTGAGAAAATCCAAACTCTGAACTCGGTAAATCTTTTTGGGCAGCCAAATGTGCCATGATTTGTTCTATCTTAGAGTCCATTGATGCTAACGCTTCTGGACTTGCAGAACCTCCACCTCCGGTGTTTTCTCCATCAGTCTGGTCTGCTTCGTATTCATCTGCTGTTACAGCACTGAATCCAAAATCAACTAATTCTTCTTCTGCCATTATGTTCTCCTACTTCTTTTTATGTTTATGCTTCATATTTGATACCATCCCGTTCTTCAAGAAGCATTCTATTCTTCATATGTTCTGCTTCAATTTCTTCTTTACTTCCGCCAGTATATCCTACTGCATAACCTTGTTCACACATCCATTTGTTTACATTGGTCCAGCCTGAAAATTCTTGTCCATCGGCGGTACAGTTGATCCAAAGTTCTCCGAGAATTCTTCCGAATTTACCTCTACTGTCGGCTTCTGGGCATCGTAATTTAATTTCAATATCATCTCTGTCCGACATAACCGCCCAATGAACCCATGATTTAAGGGCGGCCGATGAGAGTTTTCCATAAAACTTTTCTGCCAAATCACGAGTTCTTGATTCTGGTGTATCGATTCCCAACAAACGGATTCGTCCACAATACCTAACATCGAACCCAAGATCAATAACTGCGTCAACAGTATCTCCATCTACTACTTTCTCTATTGCTGTTATGTCATAAGTAAATTCACACGGTTCATCATTTATATAATTCGCCATAATATCCTTTCAATTGGTTAATTATTTTTTTTCTTCTTCTTCATCCTCTGCCGGTATAGCTGTTGCATCTTCTGCTACTTTACCAACATCATCTATTATTCTATCTAATTTTTTAAATATTCTTTTTTCCAAATGGGGTAGTAATCTGATACCACTATACCCAAACAAAAATGCTATTCCTAGTGCCGTATATGGCCCGAATTCAAATTGTTCCATTAATGCAGGTATTGCAAATTCTGCGGCAATCCAACCTACTGCGACTGAAAGTAGGAGGTTTTTTGCTTCCATTACCCAACCTGTCCATTTGTGAACTAATCCATTAGTCAACCCACCGCAACCTGATGCGAATACACAACACCACTTTGCGCCAAATAACGCTAATAGAGTCTCCATTTATTCTTTTCTCCCGTTGTTATTGTTTTTTGTACTATTTATATTTCGTTTTGATTTCACCCTTACAAAATATGTAGTCCATCCCCCCTTTGATCTTTTTTTCTTATTAGGATCATGTTGAGAGATTACTTGTCCATGATTATCATAACGTATTGTAAGGAAGGTTTCTAATTCAAAATCTCGATGCACAGTAGATAATAGGTAATCAACTTTTTCTTTATTGCTTAGACTAATATCAATCACGATCTGAATTACCCCAATTTCTACCGGGGTGTCCGGGCGAAACGCCCACTTGTGCGAATTTAATTCGTAATTCTGTTAATGATTTTTCTAATTCATCTATTTTTTTATATCCAAGTGCAATATCTTTATTAATTTGGGGTATTTCTGAATCTTCTATTCGGTGTTGTACTCTGTCTAAATCCATGACTGTCACGAATATCCATGATATACTCCCAACTAACGCTACCGTAACAATTGGCAGTGCTGCCTTGAACAGGGAGTGTTCTGCTATATCTTTCATGGTTTGTACTGGCATGTTTTCGTCTCCTTTCCTTGTATGCATACAAGTATTTATGAAAGATCACTATGCCAGTTTTACTAAAATCATACCAAGGTCATTAGGTACTTGGTAAGTTATACTTTTTTCATCGAAAAGTGTCTTAACTTGATCATATATGGACTCATCAAAATCAAAATACCAAATATAATCTTCTGCCCATTGTCCTGCACAAGAAACTAAAGAAAGCAATGTAGTATTATTAGCAGTATGTTTATATTCTTTTTTAACATATCCAGATGTAGTAGGATCAAAAGTACATATTAATGATGTTGTTTGTAGATGTATTTCGTGAAATTCTGTTAAATCTGGAATAGGCGTAATATCGCAATCTAATACAAATTCATTATCAACTATTGTTAATGTTGCTTCTATCTCTATTCCGCTCTCTGTTAAAGGCATATTCCTCCCCAAAAATCGTCCCAAATAATTTTGTCTGCTGAATCAAAAGGCCTAAACCATTTATCTTCAACATACATTCTTTTAACACCATCAAATGGAAGTTCTGTCCAAAATAATAGACGGGGTCTCCATTCTGGGTTTAATTTCCAATCTTCCCAATGAAGAACACTACCTAAAAATGAATCCATTAATAAATCATCACCCAAATACAAATAATTTATAACTTTACTACCCAATTTTCTTAATAAAATAGGATTTTCTAAAATAATAAAAACTGGCATTCCATAAGCAGAAGTAGTAAGTTCATCTAATGATTGCTCTTTAAACTTACGTATTTTTGCGCCTGTTTGTTGTACATCCAGTTTAAGGGATCTCATCATCTGAACTGCATGTATTTCATATTGTTCAAAATCTAATTCAGAATTAATATTGTTCTCTGGAAATAACGATAATGATAAATTCATAAGAAAATGATTAATCGCAATATTAGATCCATTAATATGTTTAGGATATAAATCTTTTTTAAGTGCATCTACCCATGCCGCTTTAAATATCCTTCTTCGTTCCTCATCCGTTATTCTAATATTTCACCTCTACTCTCAAAATATGCATTTATACTATGCATAAAATCATAAATGTATGCCCATTTCATATGATACTGTGGTCTTCCTTCTTTTAACTGAGTTAGGTATTCCATTACTGAAATATTTTGATCAGGAGTAGGGTATGCTCTATATAAATTTCTAATAAAATTATCAAAATGCCCCTGTCCATATTTTTGTGCTAACTTATTAAATCCAGATAATATAGTTTTTGTTCTTGTCGTATAAGCATGTGTATGATTGGGTCCGGGATGTAATTGGTTATCAATATATTGTTTACCTTCTTCTGTAGTTTCATCCGTATATTGAATATCATCTATAACAGTATCTTTTGTAAATCTAATCTTATGTGTTGAATTAATTAAACAATGAAGTTCTATTAATAGTGTATCATCATCTAATTCCTCTTCCATTTTTAAATTTGACCATAGAGGTGCTGTATCTATAGTTGTAAATTCTTCAACAATTCTTCCCATTTTATACCTCTAATGCTTCCAAAAACCATTCAATTCGTTGTTCTTCTTCTTCTAATAGATATTTAGTATCCGACTTTGCCGTTCTTCCGTATTGACAACTTTCTATAAAGGGCTTATCTTCTGATAAAATAGCTGGTACAAAGTTTTTTGCACTCGTTTTTATAACATCCGCTATTCGTTCATCCATACCTTCTTTATTAAAATATCCTTCATATATTACAGTTGTTTCGTTATATTTTTCAGG